AAATGTTTCCAACACTAGTTCATGAGTTCTCAGTTGACGGGTTAAATGATCATGACCTACTGCAAATGAAAATGTATATAGAAACAAATAAAGAGGATAAAGACCTCTATCAGACATCTGATGATTTGCATGTACTGTCCTTTTTTCAGCCTTTTAGAGATGGTATACTTAAAATCACTAAAGGTATATTGGATGACCTTGGTTATGACTATGAGGGGATTTGTATCACTAATATGTGGGGTAATATAATGCGGGCTGGTGCTAATCATCCTCCACATACTCATAGTAGTAATTTTCTATCTGGTGTATACTATTTAAAAGCAGAAGGTGATACTGCACCTATTCAATTCTTTGACCCTAGAGTGCAATCCTCTATATTAGTTCCTAGACGTAAGACAAACAATATATATAATTCTAGTATGATTCAATTTGATTCTGTAACTGAAGTTGGGTTTATATTTCCTTCTTGGTTACAACATTGGGTTAGAACTAATGAGACAGAAAGAATGAGTGTATCATGGAATATACAGGTTAATGGTCATTACGGTGAACCACATACATTACAAAATGCATATATCAAAGAAAAATGAAGTTTACTTAAAGATAGAATCCGATCCCTCTGTCTCACAGGATCTATCAGAGTTCTTTACCTTTGAAGTTCCTGGCTTCAAATTTATGCCAACCTATAGAAATCGTATATGGGATGGTAAGATACGATTGTTTTCACCAGCTACTGGTGAGATATATGTAGGACTATTACCATATATCAAGAAATTTTGTGAAAGAAACGATTACAAATATACCTTGGATGAAGGAGTAGAAAATGAGCGGAATGTTGTTCGTGAGGTGGTTAGAGGATTCATCAAATCACTCAAACCAAAAACCAAAGGAAAAAGCATTAAGGCGAGGGATTACCAAATTAATGCCGTACACCATGCTATTTCCAGAAATCGGGCTCTTCTTGTTAGTCCTACTGCTTCTGGGAAGTCGTTAGTAATATATTCATTAGTTCGTTATTATCAAATGATGGGGGAAACAACATTAATTCTTGTTCCCACTACATCATTAGTAGAACAGATGTACACAGACTTTGAAGATTATGGTTGGAGTTCTGGTACATATTGTCAAAAGGTTTATCAGGGTCATGATCGCAAGGTTACAAAGGACGTTGTAATATCTACATGGCAATCAATATACAAGATGCCTAGAAAGTATTTTGATCAGTTTGGGTGCGTAATCGGTGATGAAGCTCATATGTTTAAAGCTAAATCACTTACTGGTATTATGACTAAGATGCATCAAACTAAATATCGCTTTGGTCTCACGGGGACACTAGACGGTACACATACACATAAATTGGTACTAGAAGGTCTATTCGGTGCAGTTGAAAAAGTAGTAAGTACTAAGGAGTTAATTGATAAAAACACCTTAGCACAATTAAAGATTAAATGTATAATATTAAAACATTCTAATATAAGAGGGAGAATGGATTATGCGAGAGAGTTGGATTACATTGTCAGTAATAAAAAACGACTTGATTTCGTATGTAATTTACTACGGCATCTTAGGGGCAATACTCTATGTTTGTTTCAGTTAGTAGAGAAGCATGGTAAACCACTATTTGAAAGGATAAATAATGACGGAAGAGAACGAAATAACTACTTTGTGTATGGAGGAACAGCTACATCTGAAAGAGAAAGAATCAGAGAACTCGTTGACATGGGAAGCAATTCGGTCATTGTTGCAAGCTTTGGGGTTTTTAGCACTGGTATTAATATTCGTAATATCAACAACATCGTGCTCGCTAGTCCAAGTAAATCAAAAATCAGAGTACTCCAATCAATCGGCAGAGGTTTACGTACATCATCAACTAAAGATTCCATTTTAATATATGATATAGCAGATGATATGACTTATAATAATATGCAGAATTTTACACTTACCCACTTTACAGAACGAATAAATATATACAATCAGGAAGAATTTAATTACGAAATAACAAAGGTAAAATTATGACAAATCCAAGTATAAGAATAGTTAAACTCAGTAACGGGGAAAGTGTTATTGGAATTATTCAAGAAGATGACTTTTCTATTAAAGTTTCTTCTCCTTTAAAAATGGATTTGGTGACGCACATGACCCCTAGGGGAATAGCAGAGTCCTTAAACTTATCTAGATGGATGCAACCTTTTAGTGAACAAAATGAATTTGAAATAGATACAGCTCAAGTCATTACGATTGCAACGGCATCAATTGGTTTAAGTAAATATTATAAATATGTGTTAAAAAAAGTAGACAGTCAGCCCGTATATGACCAAGAGGTAAAGTATGAAGAGGTTCGCCACCGTATAGAACATCATGATGAACCCACTGATGAAGAAATATACGATGATATATTAGATGAACTAGAGATATCTGATACTATTCACTAACTTAAAGCTAACTCATTAACCCCTCAACATAGTTGAGTGTATAGAGTTTTGGGGGGATTGTCAAGTACCTTTACTTATTAATAATAAAACTACCCCACGGATGGGTATAGTCCCTTGACTTTTTGTTCTATATGTACTATATTAGATAATAGTATAAGGAGATATACATGGCAAGGAAGAAAAGTGTACACTACGTAGACAACAAAGCATTTCTTAAAGCTTTAGAAGAGTGGCGTGCAATAAATGACGAAAAGGGTGAACAACAGCCCACCACAAATTATATTGGTGAGTGTTTTCTTAAAATAGCAAATCATCTATCTTATCGCCCAAATTTCATTAATTACACATACCGTGAAGAAATGATATCTGATGGTATTGAAAACTGTTTACAATATGTTAACAATTTCAATCCTGAGAAATCTAGTAACCCCTTTGCATACTTTACTCAAATAATCTATTATGCATTCCTAAGAAGGATAGCAAAGGAAAAGAAACAAACTCATGTTAAAAACAAAATGATAGAGAAGAATGAATTTTCTTCTTATACTGTGATGGAAGGTGATCATCGTACATATCAGGTTGGTGGATTTGATCCATTAATTATGTTACCTGATGAGGATGTTTACAAACCGAAGAAGAAAGAAAATGTTAAACCAAAGAAAGGCCTAGAAACTTTCATGGAAGCTGATATTGATAAGGTAGCAGATCGGGGTGTAGATTGAAGATTGCCTTAGTAACAGATACGCATTTTGGTGCAAGAAATGATAATCAATTTTTTAGTGATTACTTTTTTAAATTCTATGATGAAGTATTCTTTCCAAAAATAATAGAAGAGAAGATCACCACAGTTATACATTTGGGTGATGTAATGGATAGGCGTAAGTATGTTTCATATAAGACTGCTACTGATTTTAGACAGAAATTTCTGGATAGGATTGAGGAACTTAAATTAGACTTTCATATTATAATAGGAAATCATGATACGTATTATAAGAATACGAGTGAAGTTAATTCTATGGAAGAACTTGTAGGTAACAGATTCAAAGTCTACATTAAACCCGAAGTTGTCAAGTTTGATGATTTTCCTATTTTATTCATGCCTTGGATAAATGCTAACAATTATGGTTTATCAATGGATGCTCTTAAAACAGCTGAAGCTACTACTCTCATGGGACACCTAGAGATTACTGGTTTCGCAATGAACGCCGGAAACATAGTTTCTATGGAGGGTTGGGAAAAGGAACACTTCAAGAGATTTGAAACTGTATACAGTGGACACTTCCACCACAAAAATGATGATGGTCAGATATTTTATCTAGGCACACCATATGAGATTTATTGGAATGATTGTGATGACCCTAAAGGGTTTCACATATTTGATACCGCAACTAGGGAAATAGAAAGAATAATCAATCCTTTCTCTATATTTAAGAAGATATATTATGATGACACTGAAAAGGATTATATCAAGGAAGATGTATCTCAATATGAAAATCATTATGTAAAACTTATTGTTGTCAATAAAAAAGACTTGTATGGGTTTGATCAATTTGTAGACCGGCTTTTGAGTGCAGATACTCATGAAGTAAAAATAATAGAGGATTTCTCAGAATTTGATCCAGACAATGTATCAGATGATATTGTAGAAAATACAGAGGATACTCTAAGTCTTCTTGAGAAATATATTGATGAATTAGATATAAAACTTAGTAAGGATAGACTAAAAAATACAATGAAGTCTTTATATAATGAGGCTCAAGACTTAGAATTATAATGTTTGATACTACAAAACCTTTAGATGTTAATTGGGAACTCAATAATATCTGTAATCTTATGTGCCCCCAGTGCGTTAGGAATGAGATTAAGAATGGTAAACTACAACATAAGATACCAGCTCTCAATACAATAGATACTTCTCTAATGACCTTTAAGGTTGCCTATAGGAATATAAAACATCCTGTAAGACTTATTCGGTTTAGTGGTAATGTATCAGAACCTCTTGCATCAAAAGAGTTTTCTGAAATATGTAAGTGGTTGAGAAAAGACACTGACACCTCAATACATGTAGATACAAATGGTTCCATGAAAACTCCAAAGTACTGGAGTGAATTGGGTAAGATCTTTTCGGGAGATAGGAGAAGTATGATATTCTTCTCATTAGATGGCGTAGGTAATAAGTCATTACAGAATTATAGGGTGGGTGCAGATTATAATAAGATTATAGACAAC